TTTACAGCAATCAAACCTTAACATAATAATTGCCTCTTCGGAGGATTTATCAAGTATGTCTTAACTTGGTATCTTACAAGATTTACAATCTTGCAGATGAAGACATTGCATGCAGATTTAATTCTGTGTGTTCGCACATTTAATAAGAATTTAACAGAGTTCTTGATTATCTTATATTATATCTGCTGGTCTATTTAGACCAATTATTTTAGATTCTTTTCTGAAATATTACCCAAAACTTTAATTTTTACCATGTAGATTTAAAGATTTCCAGGGGTGTGAGACCCGAGTACTCGCCCTGAAGATTTACATCGTATTTTAATGGAAAAGACAGTAATATTTCTTTTGAAAAGTTCCTCATGAGAGGATAATTTTCTATTATAATTTCTATTTAGCCAGTGAGGTTCTCCAAACCTCTAAAGTTTTAATTCATTAATTTGATTTGATACACATTATTTATTTATTGCTCAAACAATATATTTATGTAGTGAATAATTTCACAATGCATTCTTCCCATCGGGGAAGAAAGACGCATTGAATTACACGTTTCTTTTACAGATAAACATAATTATTCGTATATTTGATATATATTTTTAGTGTAACCTGATACCACAAAGCGTATCATGTTGATCTGATTATTTTTGAGGCAATCCTTTATGTTGGATGCACCAAGAAACAATTAACTATTATAGATAGTTCTTTTAACCTTAGGAAAGTTATTAGAATGGTAGTTTAATTGATTTAGCACCATTTCAGCTAGGTAGATGATACCAAACGAAATTGATGAGTAGGATTTCTATGCCTACTCGACTGCAACTCTGCGTTCCCGGACAATGAGTAATACAGCACATTTATGTAACCTAGAAAAATAGGGCCTCCTACAAGGAGATTACCCGTAGAACCAATTGTATAATTCGCATGCTTGACTCGCATGCTACCCATGTCATGGAAATGATGTGGTATCAACTATAAGTTACTAATACACAAAATAACCCCACACACTTTGTACAGTCTGGAGATGACTATAACTATCAAGAGATGGATTTCTCGAACAGCAAGCGTTTTAACAAAGATAAGTTTGATAAACGCAAGCAAGCCAAGCGCACACAAAAAGACAAGCGTTCACGCAAGATTAAAGCAGATTATGAAAATACTGTTAAAGATCTTAAGAATGCTCGTCAAAGTCCTTCAAGTAAGGATGTGGACCGTTTGGTCAAGAAGTTGGAAGGAATAAAGAAGAGTAAAAAGAAGTACCGTAAGTTCGGTGCTAAAGCTCAAGCTTTATCTCCTAAGATCGCAGGTTATGGTAATTCTTTACTAGATGGTTTACATCAATGTATAGAGAATGCCAAAACTATTCGCGAAGTAATAGGAGAGGATGTATTATCGTTTTTGTTGGATGTTTTTACTACCCTTTATAACATCTACAAAACACCCGAATGGGATTCAGTACTAGTGAATGTATCCAGCTTATTCTTAAGGAATTTTCCTAAAGAGTATGCCGAGTATGCACTGGTCTGGTTTCGTTCAGCATTTGATATTGCGATGTCCCAATCATCGGAAAAATCATCTTATAAAGATCTCATTTTGAATATGTTTTCGAATACCAACGAATTCATTCAAGATGCTCTTTGGACCAATATAGTGGAATTTTTCGTTAAGATTTCTGCACTTTATGCTGCAGTATCTGACGCCGTTTCATTTGAGGCTCTCGATATGGACACTTTGCTTAAGCAATTTAGATTATTTAAGGAGAATATGCCAAAGTGCCAAGATCTTGTTGAGTCTGCTTTCGCTGCTTATGAATTCGTTCTAGGCAGTTGGGAAGAGATTCGCACCGGAAAATGGGGATGCTTTTTGCTTGGTAAGGATGAGACGCAAGTCTTTGAATTGGAAGTAAGAACACTTGAACAAGCATTTCCATTGGTCATCGCCAATCAAAAAGATGAATTGATGACAATTTACAACTTGACACCTGAGAAATATGAGACTCGCTTAACAGCTGCTATTAAAACAGCCAAGAGTTTGATTTCTCGTTGTTCCAGTGCCACCCAACGTATGTCGGTGTCTACTTTTATTAAGACATTGACTGATCGTCAGGCAGAACTTTATGCTCGTATTGCTGATGCTCCTCGACGTGATGAACCGTATAGTATTAAATTATCGGGACCATCCAGTTGTGGTAAATCAACATTAGTACCATTGATTTCGAAGATTATGCTTCATGCTTATGGGTTGGATCCTAGTGAAAAAGGACAAGTAGTATTCACTAATATCTCTGAGAGATATGAATCTACTATCAAACCTTCTCACAAGATCATCGTTGCCGATGATATAGCTAATAATCTGAATGAAAAACCAAATTATGATAGAATCCTTAATTACGTCAACACAGTCCCTCGACCTTTAGAGAAGGCTGATGTGAAGGAAAAAGGAATTCTATATCCAGGCAATGTTGCATTTATTGGAACCACCAATGATGAAACACTTCGTGCTGAGAAATGTTCGACCAAACCAGAGTCTATATGGCGCCGATTTGTGTTGGATGTTTCAGTCGGCATTCGAGAGGAATTTCGTAATGCATATGGTGGAATCATTGATATGGATTCTCCACGTCTAGATATCTATGAATTGGTATTGAAACGATTTGAATCCTACGATGAGGTGAACAATACGATCAAATGGGATATTATTCCTAGATCAGAATGGAATGAGTATGATGATAATGAGCATGACTTAGCTGCTCTCATCAAATTTGTTGGTTTTGATATTAATAAACACATCAAGCGCGTAAAAGAAAAGGCAGCCGCTCAAGAAGAGTTGGATGCTTGTAACTTTTGCTCTACATGTAGTACTCTTTCCATGTTTTGTTCATGTCCCCAGGAGGAAGGAGCTGAAATTCAGTTTGGATCTTTTTGGTCCACTTTCAGCACTGCTGAATTATGGGACATTCGAGCATCATTATCTGGTTCGCGTGATAGTTGCACTAATCTATACAAGAATGTTTTATTCTGTAAAAAGATTTGGCAACGGAAACGCAAACTTTATAAGTATGCTATGATGATGTTTGGTGCCATGATGATAGGTAGCCTATTTGGATCTAAATATGCTCTCCCCATTTTTGTTTATGGAGCTGGTCAATGTGCATTTAATTATGTACAAATGATCAATGAAGTAGACAGGGAGATAGCTGAACGATCTGATAAACTATCTTGCTTATGCATCGGTGCGCGAGAACATCTTCAGAATAATATGAAGAAATACTTTGCCACAGGTGCAGCAGCAATTATGTTGTATAAAACATATGTTATGATTCGTCCTTTGATTACTCAGGATAAATCGACATATTTAGATCTTACATTACCCGTCTTTGATAAAATATTAGAAAGTCCCCCCAAGGGAGACTTTGTTTATAAGTGTCAGGATGAGCGTGATTATAAGGAAGGTTACTCTCGGTTAACACCAAAAGAGAGTAATTTTTCTAAAACCACGACAAGTAAGGATTTGCAGATTGCCATCAGCAAGGCTTTACGCGTAGTAGTTGTAAAATCTAAAGGTGAATTCTTCGCCACTGTCAATGGTATTATGGTTGAGTCAAATGTTATTATGGTTCCTAGCCATAGTATACCATTTACTTTTCCATTTTCTATTGAGACAACAACAACTCCCAATGTCCCCTCAGCTAAAACAAAGGATCAGAATTTAACCGAGAATTTTGTTGAGATTGACAGAGAGTTCGATGTTGCTTTTGTGCATCTAGCATCTAGTCCCGCAAGTACTAATTTTGCTCGATTCTTCCCAGAAGAGCCAGCTAAATTTCTTGCACGATCAACTGTTATGTTGTGGAAATCACCTGACAATGAAGTCAAGATTTCTCGACAGGCAGCGCGACCAATTACCGAAGAGTTGACCTATTCAGGTGCTTTAGAGCACCCAGGACTTCTTTATGGTACTCGCATGAAACATACAACCTTTACTATGAAACCAGGCAATGGAATGAAAGTCGATTTAGAATTTCCTTCATTCGCAGGTTTATGTGGTGGTTTGTATATTGATGCAGTAAGTGGAATCATTTATGGATTCCATGTCGCAGGTATTCCTTATACTAATCGTGGATTTTTCACTTGTATCACACGCCCTCAAATTACGAAGGCTATTGATGCGTTACGGAAGAAGAGTCCTACGATGATCGTACACTCTAGTGTAGCACCAAAGGTGGATTCTTATGGTATGCCTTACACTCTCATTAATGAGAAACCTCTTTACACTCGTGAAGATGGTACAGGTAAGGATACTGTAGTGACATACCTAGGTAAGGTCCTTGTTGATGGACAGCCTATGGAATCTCGTGCTAGATCCCCATATCTACCCACACCTTTTGAAGGTGTTATGGAAGAGTTTGGAGAATCGAAGCACAGACCTCCTACTCGCATTAATGATGTTGAAAAGACGATGGCAACTCTAAACAAGTTGACAACACCAGTTCAGCATTATGAAGGTGATGTTCTTGAGAAAGCAATCAATGATTATAAAGATCATACTCTTGCTATTATTGAGGACAATATGGAGGAATGTCAGGAGATGCTTCGTGTTTATACACAAGAAGAAGCTATGGATGGTATTGGAAAATTCGGTTTAAGTGGCATTCCCAATGACACTTCTGCAGGCTTTCCTATTTGTAAATCCAAGAAACATTGTCTTGTGCGTGATCTCATGGATGAATCTCTTGTCAAAATTCCTCGTGAATTTAATGGCAGGTTTGATATCCAAAGTGAGATTGATCGCACTGAGGAATGTTGGAGGAACAACACTCGTTCAGAAGTTATTTTCAAAGCGAGTAGTAAAGCCAATGAATTACTACCTAATAAGAAAGCTAAAGCCAAAGTTCGCAAGTTCTATGGTGGAAGCTTTGCTAATTTAGTTGCTTCTAGAAAATATCTAGCTGGGATCCCCCAGTTTATGAGAAAATTTTGGAAGCGAACTGAATGCTTAGTAGGTATTAACCCCACTTCCTTGGAATGGGGTGATGTTTATGACCATTTGACTGAGTACAGCTCGACGAATATGATTGCTGGAGATTTTTCTGGTTTTGATACTCGTATGGCTGCTCAGATCACTGGTGCTGCTTCGCAAATCATGTTAGCATGGTATGAGAAGGCTGGATGCACCGAGGATGAATTGACTATGATAGCCGGTGCGTTATCAGATATCATTCACCCTAATATCTTAATTGATGGAGACTTATATCGTTTTGCCAATGGTAATCCTTCGGGAAATCTTATCACTGTGCAATTGAATAGTATTTGTAACTCCATCATGATGAGATATGTATATTATGCTCAAAAACCTTCCTGTAATGTTCCTTTAGCAGATAACGCACGAGTCATTGTCTATGGTGATGATAATGCGATTGCTGTTAAGGATCGTTGCTACTGGTACACTCACACTAGTTGCCAGGAAGAATTTGCAAAACTTGATATCGGTTATACTATGGCCGACAAAGAGGCAGAATCTGTTCCATATATCTCTATTGATGATATCTCTTTTCTTAAGAGAAAATTTGTCAAACATGAGACTTTGAATAAGATTGTTGCACCTATTGAAGAAGACTCTATTTTAAAGAAGTTCTTTTATATCAAGAAACCAAATGAATCCCCACTTTCACCTGAGGAGCAATTTGGTGCCTATACGGATGGTGCGTATAGGGAAGCATATTTACACGGGAAGACTTACTTCGAAACATTTGTTGATCATATCAAGAATATCGTTGTAAAGAATCCTATCCTTTCGACATCAGTTTATTACCCTACTTATGACGAAATGACACTCACTCTGGAGCCTGACTACCAACCAGGTTATGTGAATGACAACAAGAAACTGTTCGCAGAATCTTGTGGAGTTCCAGACTCGGATGCGTAAGCATCCATATAAGTATTCTACTTTATCGTATACTTCGACCTACGGGAAACGATCAAGGCTTAGTCACTGATTTACGGCAAATCTCTTCCACCTTATGAGATTATGACGCTTGACTATGCAGTATTAGGTGATGTGCACTGTAGATTAATTCGACTACATGTGTTCCTAAAACCAATGGATTACTATCACAAATATATATAAACAAATTACATACAAATTTTTAGTACCACTTGCTTCGGCATGTGTGTGCATTTTATTACCCTTTTTAATTTTATACCATTCTCTTTACTATGCTTGTTTTATTGAAGAAACTTTAACTTTAGCTTCGGCTATAAGAGCAGGTGCTGAAAACATAGCAGGTATTAGTAGGGAGCGATACATGGCACGTTTAGAGTGGCTAAAACAATTATCACGACTACATATCTTTTATAATAAGGATGAACGAGGAAAATCAGTCTTTTTTCGAATCTCCGCACTTATAGAAAGTCTAAAGTTAGACGATTCTAATGGTAAAGTGCGTAAGCAACCATACGGTGTATTGTTAGCCGGCCCTCCTGGGTGTGGTAAAACAATTACTGCTATGAGATTTGCAGAGAAATTCCTGAGAGCAAAATATGGGGAATTTAACCCTCATGATATTGTTACTTTGAATGAAACTGATGAATATCAATCAGAATATCGCACCAATCACAGAGTTGTGATTTTCGATGATGTAGCAGCGGAGCAGTATGCGAAAGCTATGCAAAATCCTTGGCGAAAAATCATCGATTTCATTAACAATGTAAAGAAGACAGCATTAAACCCTAATGTCGATCTTAAAGGTGTGGTGTATATTAATCCTGATTTGGTGATTGTTACAACTAATATGTCTATAACTCAGAGTTTTGGCCTTTCGAGTTGGATAAACTGTATAGGAGCAATTGAGCGTCGGTTTCCATGTATATTACAATTGGAACCTGATTTTAAACATTGCTTTGAAGCGGATCGTCAAATCCGAGAGCGTAACAATCTTGATAGATGCCATCAAGCTTGTACAAAAGTAGTGCAGAATCATGTGCGACGTCTTCTTGATGAGGTCATTGATGAACATACAAATTTATTTGTAGTTCAACAGGCTGAACAAGAAGAGTTCGTAAATGGTATTAATTCTCATTTTGATGTTCCCAGAATATCAAGAGGATTTTTCAGTGCTTTTTATAGTGATGTCATACAACCGTTTGTACCTGATAGGTTCAGGACAAAAGTTATTGTACAACCACTCAGTTTTCATGCTGATCAATTGGGGGATTATACTAAGAAGACCTTACCTAGTGGCCATATGACAGGATTTAGATTTCCTTATACTAATCACTTGAACTCTAATAAGTTGACACTTAGATCACAATCAGGATATCGTTCCGATAACATTGATGAAGAGATGCAATTAGCACAAGAGTTAGAAATAGCTCGAGCTAAAAGATTGAATTTAGAGGTTTACTTTAATCAAATTCAATTTGATATTTTCTCACCTATGATGTCTGGATCATTTACCAAATTTATAGTATTACCGGATGGTTTTTATGACTATCCTGTGTATTATATTGCACCTGATACATCCAATAAATATCCAAAAATATTTTCTAATCCAAGTTATGAATATACTTTCGCGGAATTGAAAGAGTATTCTGAGGAATTGAAACTCATTAATAATCCAGTTGAAGAATCAAATGAAAGTTCAGATACTGAAGAGGATGCACTTAATGTAGGTCTATTATCGAATACATGTTCGGAGGAACTAAAACTCAGTCATAAACCATCTACAGGATCAATAGATGATTCTGATGATGAAGAGGATGCACTTAGTGTAGTCCTAAATACAAAGACTAAAATAGATTTACCTATAACCAACAAGGCTCTGAAGAGAGCTCTTTATGGTTTATTTACTGTAAATCGTAATTGTTTTCCTGACAAATATGCGGATATTCTAATGGCAACTAAGCCAAAGAAGTTCCAATTCATATTTAAAGAATGGGTTGCACTTACAGGTCGTGGAGATTTTGTTTTTCACTATAAACGTGATCAAAATATCCCGACCTTTATAGTTCTTGAATTAAAGTCTGATAACTATGAGAAATGTTATCAGCAAGCGATCAGGTATGGTACTGATTTTGCTTCCACAGTGAGCCTAGCTATTACAGGTCGAGCACGTGTGTACGCCGTTGCGATGACACCTGATAAATATAGTGTTCACAAGATCCTAGGTTCTAATCCTGCTACTAATAGAGTAGTGGATAACCTGATTGGATCGTGGTATAATAAATTCTCCAGTCACTGCGGTGTGACAAGGGATGTTCTCTGTGAGGACATCTAACGAGCTTGAGCTCTACTTTTTAATAAGTAACATATCAATATCAAACTGATATTGTGGTTTTTATAATTAGCGGAGCTTGGAGCTCCGTGGATTGCTTTTCCACAATAACCAGCCTACTTATGATATGGAGTTCAGACTCTGATAGAACAAGATAGTTTTAGACTACTGTTCCCACATATAGACCCTAAGGGTGACATTTAATGATGTCGCCCTTTGGGTTTTTATGTTGGGAATAGTCAGTCTATTCTTATCTTATCTATCGTACTCTGCTTATCCCC